TCACCATTTTCACCATTTTCACCATTTTCACCATTTTCACCATTTTCATTATTTCCATCATGTTCACCATTCTCATCATCTTCATCTTCAACTTTATCTTTAATGTCCAATACAATGTTTCTCTCCGTGTGAATATTTAAAGATGATGAGGGACTCCTTTCATTATCAGAACTATCTGGTGTAATTATTGTATTATTTTGTTGAGCTCCATTCAGCTTTTCTAATAATTTACTCATACTATTCTGCACAGAACTTACACTTACATTCTTTTTCTTATCATCCCGACGCTTTCTCTCCCTCTTCGTATTAATTTCCGTCTCTAGTGCTTTTTTCTTCGTAAATTCTTCTATAAATGACGCTCTTCGTAACTTTTCTGTCTTCAAAACGGTTCTTCTCATCTCCTCTTCATGTTTAAGCGCGGCCAATTTATCAAACCTCCGTTGTTTTGCATCATCTTTAAAGACGCTAACCTCTGTAATCGTAAGAATATCTGGTTTATTGAATTTATCCAATTCAAATTTCTTTCCAAAAGATTTGATTATCTCCAAAGGAATATTAGGTGTTTGTTCTATCAATCTATCTAGTTCGGTTCTACAGTTATTTACAAACTCCGTTCCGCTACATGTTCTTTCTTCACGCGGCAACGATAACTCGACAGATATATTACGGGAAAATTTAGAATATGATATGGCAGCGGCTCTGTGTCCTTCAAGAAGCTCGCTTACCCGTAAAAATTGCGCAACCGTTGTCAATAAACCAGCGCTTAAATTCAAAAAACCAATGAATAACGGTACATACAACTGCCAAGCTGTTGGAAAAGATCCTTGAGCAAAATTAGCTGTCCCTGTTACCGTTGAAATAACAATTACAGGTAATGCAAATCTCAGATTTTGTTTTTCAAATTTTGTATATGATCTATCATGCATAAATCTATAACTACTTCCAATTTCTGACCATCTCTTAAGAATTTCCTCCTGCTGTTTATGCCATATCTTCTTTGTTATCTTCTTTGTTATCTTCTTTTTTCTATTTAATAACTCTGTTCCCTCAGAATCCGAATCCGATTGCATTTATATATATATAAAAATATTTTAACGCATCGTTAGAAAATTGACTAAAAGATAAAAATTAATATTATTTTATATCCAATGACAGACATAATATGTGAAAATGCCAATAGTGCTTTAAAAACAAAAAAAAAAAAGAAACGTAATGTTATTAAGATTCCAAAATCCAAAAAACAAACGATTTCGGTTAAAATGGAAAATACTAAAATATCATTGCAAAAGAAACAATCCATCCATTGTGAAGATTGTATAAAAGGTATGGAAAAACTACTAGATAATTCGGTTGATATTATAATTTGCGACCCTCCTTACAATATTGGTAAAGACTTCGGTAATAATAAATATAAAGAACCCATGGATGAGTATTTAAAATGGTGTGATAGCTGGCTTAAAGAATGTATTCGTATTTTAAAACCAACAGGAACACTATATATTTATGGTTTTAGCGAGATTCTAGCATACATTCGTGTAAGAATTCATATTCATGTTAGATGGATTATATGGCATTATACCAATAAAGTTACACCATCTTTGAAATACTGGCAGAGAACACACGAAAGTATCCTTTGCTGCTCTAAAAATGAGAGACCGAATTTTAATAGAGATGATGTAAGAGAACCATATACAAATACATTCTTAAAAAATGCCGCCGGCAAAGTTCGCAGAGCAACTAAAGGAAGATTTAGTAAAGGTGATAAGGAAACTGTATACAAAGCACACAAAAATGGGGCATTGCCTAGAGATGTTATCAAAATATCAGCATTGGCTGGAGGGGCGGGCAAGAAAGAACGCGTCGCCTTACCTGGACAAAAACCACACCCCACACAAAAACCTTTGGCCTTATGTGAAAAGTTAATTAAAGCCTGTATAAATAAAGATGGCGAAACAATGATGGTCGTACCCTTTGCTGGTTCAGGTAGCGAATGCGTTGCCGCAAAAAAAATTGGCATTAATTTTATAGCTTATGAAATTAATCAAGATTATATTGATTTATGTAACTTAAGATTGGATATCTAATCGTGTTTATATTCTTCCTCACAATTAAAAGCAATTTCATCCTGCAACCCTTTATACAATCTTTTTAATGTTGCTCCTGCTTTTACATTTTGCCGAACATCATCTGTACAATATTCTTCAATGATCATGCGAATACTTTCTAACAAATTTTTGATTCCCAAAGGAGACCTTTTGTATAATTTCTTATAAAATGATTCGCACCCCTTCGATATAACAAACCTACACATCAAATCCATATAAACATTCGTTAAATTTAAAGCATGATCCACAAATTTCTCACTTGATTCAAGGTCATACGCTTCCCACAACTTTTCAACTTCGGTTAAAACTTGCAAATACTCCGCTTTTATTAGACCCTCGTCAGCAATATACTCATCTACTACCCTTGTTTTATCATTGATTTTTACCTCACCCACTTCCTCGTCACTAGATTCATCGTCTTCTCTTTCCGAATCGTCTGATTTAGATTCAGGAGCTTCATCGTCTTCTCTTTCCGAATCGTCTGATTTAGATTCAGGAGCTTCATCGTCTTCTCTTTCCGAATCGTCTGATTTAGATTCAGGAGCTGACTTTGCCATTTCATTAATACTGAATTGAATATTATTCACCCTTACTTTTTGAAATTTTACTTTCTTAGGTTTGGTATTTTGAATTGCTGATAAATCATCTTCATGACTAGCAATATCTTGTCCCAACAGGAAATCATTGTCCGCAAAACCTTGATCTTCGTCCGATATTTCTGATGTGTTATCCAAGGCTTTCTCATCTGATGATGTAATCGTTTCCTCCTTTTGATTCTTTGAATACCAAATCTTTAACACTCCTTCTACAGAATTTGCCTCTGTTTGATACATACCCGCCCTTATACAATAATCCATTGTATTTCTTGATGTCCTCATTTTATTTGTTTCCGTACCAATCGCATTATCCCTTTTCTTCGTAGCCTCAAATGAATAGTCATACTTTGTATGAAGTCTAAATTTTTCATGCGTTTGATCTGCCTTTTCTCGTTTTTCAAGTGTTAATCTATAACCGTTCCTAGTCAACTTGGGTCTAAAGAGTTCCTCAATGGGATATTTAGTATATGCCACCAAACGGCCCCTTTGATCCTTCGTGAGAGGACACATCGGGACCTTGATTCCTAGATTCTCATGACACGCGCGAAGATAATCAATATAATTCTCAATATTATTAATATGAAGAGATGTTACTTTCAGTAATTCACTGTCTTCCATATTTAATTCAACCCAATCATGCTGTAACTTTTTAGAAAGTTTCTTGACCTTACCTTTACTCCCTATATTCTCCGCTTCAAGGATAATGGAATATTTATCATTCTTTTTGTCATGAATTGCCATTTCAGAATGCGCAATAACTTTACTTTTATTTATTGTTGTCTCGCATAGAATAGATTCCTTCAAACTTATAAATGTAAAATTCCTTTTGAAATCATCATTGTTTTCTTGCTTAAAATCTTTATCACTGGGAATCGGATCAATATTCACTTCTTTAAGAACGCAACCATCTTCATCTTCTAAACTGATTGTAATATTTAGTTTATCTTCCTCATCATTACCCTTGGTTTCGCCTTCTCCGCTCACACCTTTTCTCTTTCCCCTTTTTCCAGTTAGATATTCACCATTAAGGAATGGTGTATATCTGTCGGCAATTTGCAGCGCTATGTTTTCACATAAACTCTCATTGAATAGATTTTTCTTGAGTCTCTCATATATATCATTAGTAATCGGAAACATGAATATCGTTCCAGTTTTCCTAGGATCAATTGCATACTTTGTCCAATTTGAGCTATGATCACCCAGATCTTGATCTGGAGACACTTTCATAAATCCTCGTTCCAATTCCATGTTCAATTCAACCTCGCATTTTGCAAAACCAAGCAACTCGTACATCTGATCATCAGATATATTCGCGGGAGTATCCTTATAGTGTGATAATATTACCGTATTTCCAGAATTCTCTGTTAGATACGCTCGGGCAGCAGCATATCCTACACCAAACCTCCCCGCGCCTTTATATGTACACCTGAAACCCTCCATTGTCCCCGCACTCTTTTGATGAGATTCTTGTATTGAATAAAGCTTGTTTTTATCCATTCCAATACCGTCATCAATAAACAATAGATACCATTTACCATCCCTATGAATAACACTTAATTTGATATTGTTAGCCTTCGCTGTAACAGCATTGTCTAGTATTTCTGCAATTGATGACATTAGCGTTGTTCCTTGGTGGAGGAGATTCTCCAAAGAACCTTTGGCATTCGGCGCGATGTCATATGAAACTTCAGTCATTGTGATTTACATTACTATTTAATATTTATATTTAATTCAATTTTAATAAAAAAAGCCCCATGGGAGCATTTTTTTAGTTGGTTATTTATTATATATTACAGAATGCTTTAATTTAGCAAGCTTTCGCTTCTTTAATGGCTTTTTTCTCAGCCTTTTTCGCTTCTTTAATGGCTTTTTTCTCAGCCTTTTTCGCTTCTTTAATGGCATTTTTCTCAGCCCTTTTTTCCGCTTTTTCATCAGCTCGCCTTTTTTTTGCAATAAGTTTAGCTTCTTTTTTAAGTCGCATCGTCTCCTTTTTTTCAGCCTTACGCAATTCTTTGACAATCATTCCTTCACCAAGCGCCTTTTCAATCTCTTCGGATGACACAGCATCGTTGGATGCAGGATTCTCCGCAATAAAGATATCCAATTGTTCACTGAAAGATATTCCAGTCTTCTCCGAATCTTTGAATTCATGAATCTTCCAAATGATGTCTGGTGAACTGAACCAACAACCTTGTCCCCCTGCTCCACCTTGTTGTGTTACTATACCCATGCTGATTAGATCCATAAATTGTGGCTTTGATATGATAAAGTAGCGGATCTTATCAATGTCAACGCCCGCACACATGAGATATGACCATTCATGATCAGGAAGAACATGTTGCCAACGCCAAAGCGTTTTTTGTTGCACCCGCCATAACCGAGAAGATTTTAGTTCAATATGAAAGTCATTTCTACACAAATCCCATCCCGTCTCACCCTGCACATCTTTCACCTTTTCACACTTAAATATGTTGCAAGTGATATGTTCCATGGCAGAACCAAACGCCTTGTTGCCAAGTGCCACCAAAGAGACCATTTCCGATGATGCTCCATTCTTGGCATACCATGCTGCCTGCGTTAGACCAGTTGATTCAACAATAGTAGCTAGTTTACCAACTGTGTTAAGAATGTTAAGAGAAGCCATTGTATAATGTTGTAATTTGTTGTTAAATGAGTTCTATAAATAAAAATATTCATTTCAATTTTTTAAAATAATGTGATTTATCCTCTCCAATCTTGAAATAAAAAGATTTTGTATATGTGCATTTTTTTCTTTTTGGTGACAGAGGACGCGGCGGGTTTGTTTTTTTAGAGATGGGGCGAGAATATGCATAATGATATGCGACGGTTAGCGATAATGAAGTACCCATTTATATATTTATTATATTTTATATCTAACAGCGAAGTGACAGAGCAAGCGCGCGAGGAGGAGGGGGGACAAACATGTTGGTATTTGCCGCAGAGGATCTCAGATTTTGCCTTGGTTGACGCGTCTGGGTATTGGAACAGGAACTCTCCCTTTCAAGCTGAGTGAAATACCTTCCAGCCGTTGGAGGTGGCGGAACACCACCAGAAGTCGCTGATCTAAGCTGAGCTGATGCTGCACTGTTCATGGCAGCACAGCATTCTTCACGGCTGTTTCCCATCTGAAGGGCTGCTTCAAGATCAAGACCAAGTTCGCCGGCAAGTTCTGAAGCATCGCGATTGGCTGCGAGAACCATTCCTGTAGCAGAGTAGCTGTGGACAAAGTTCATCATCGCTCTTCGGGATTCCGAACGAGCACCAGGGCCTGAGGCATTGTCATGACCGTCAGTCATGGGCGTACAAGCCGCCCCAAAGAGCCATGGTTGATCTCTGACCAAATCTTGAACTTCCGGTGCGAGTTCTGTGAACTTTTTCTCCAATCGCGTCATTTGACGTTTGACGCTATCCGTGATCGCATCATACAGACGAGTGCATCCGCGAGGCTCCATTGCTATGGCCAAAGCATTCAAAACATCTTCATTGACTTCAGATGCAGAACCTGAAAATGGTTGTTCAATCTCGTCATCAAATGTGGTAAAGTCAATGTAAAATCCAAGTCGCGGCTTGAGAGTCTCCGAGGCCTCGACCTGTTTCTTGATATATTCTCGGGCCCCTGTTTGGGAGCCTCCGTGGGTGGAGCACATTGATCCAGAACGGTCTCCGGTAAATGCGACATCCATATACAGCGGGGAAACCACAGGTCTAATAAAAGATTTGTCCGGGTTGGTACTATTTTCGGTGCGCTTGACAGATTGGTAGCAAGAGAGTGTAGACATTATTCGTAATAAGATAGTTGTTGATTGGGTTGTCTTATTCTGTTTAGCATCATTTTTACTTCAATTTTTTATTTTCTTATAACATGAAGATTGATGGTAAAAAATTTCCATGTGGTAAATATATTTTAGAGAGATCGATGAGCATTCTTATAAGCAAAAGACCTCAACCAAAATATATTTTAGTAATAAAAGAAAGTGAAACATTAGTTTATGAAGGTGAAAAAAATATTACAGATGAAATAAGACGTCTTGATTTTAAGAAGACGGTCGTTTTTTTATGGAGAAAACCTTCAAAAGTAGGATTACCGTTTACAGCTGACTATGATTGTGGTATTTAATTTACCTAGTTCTAATTTTTTAGTTCTTTTTTTTAGGTGCAATTTTTTGTTTATTTTGTCTGGCCTGCTTTTGTGAAACTATATGGCGTAGACCCCTTGCAGTATTTTTACCATATCTATTAAATGTTTGGCGACGCTTATTCTTGCCTGTGCGGCGAGGATCTGAAATGGATTTGGGCATTATTTTTAATCCAGAAAGGAATTTGGGCATTATTTTTAATTCTATAATTTTATCTTTATTTCAATTTTATAATCACCATTCAATTGGATACTTTAATAGTTTATTCGCTTTTACAAAAGGACTTGATTCCTTGAAAGAAGGATTGGATTTATATTTTCTATAAGCGCTAAGTGGCGAAGGATGAGAACTGGTTATTAAATGATGCTTATTAAAATTAACATGCTTTTCAATGATATTGTGAGCAAAAGCGCCCCATGCTATAAAAACTATACCTTGACAATGATCATTTAAATATTTAATTATTGATCCTGTAAAGTTTTTCCACAATTTCATATGAGAAGATGGGCTTTTATGTCTCACAGTAAGTGATGCATTAAGCATTAAAATACCTTGTTTTGCCCAGTGTTCTAAAGTGCTTGTTGTGTGAAATGTCTTATATTCTTCTGTGAGTTTTTTCATAATATTTCTCAATGACGGCGGCGTTTTCATAGTTTCTTCAACTCCGAAACATAACCCAATTGCCTGTTTTGGACCATGATATGGATCTTGCCCTAAAATGACTATTTTTGTATCATTTATATTGCAATATTCAAAACATCTAAATATCATATTTATAGGAGGATAAATTGGTACACCAATTTCACTACACTTTTCGTCATATGTTTCATCTATATCGGGATTACTATTCAGAAAATCTAAAATAACAGGTTTCCATGTAGTAGTCAAGTTTTTAGATTGCTTAGTTAAGGACATTATATAGTTTATCCTTATAAAACTATATAATTATTCAATTTATAGTGTAAGATTTGTTTGAATCCATCCACGTATTTTAAGTTCTGTCGGTGTCAACATTGATCGTAATCCTGTAATATAGTGCGTTTTTTCATGTTGGTTTTCCGATTCTCCCAATAATTTTAGAGCACTAAACACAATCATCAATAGTTTCTTATCATATAATTCGGTTACTTTGCTGAATACTTGGTCAATATTTACCATATCTGTGTCATCTTCACTCTTAAATAACTCTGGTGTATTTAACTCTAATATATTGTAATACAATGACAACGTATGTAAAATAGATTGTTTGTCAGCACTTTGATAAGTTGCTATTAACTTTTTAATTCCTGCTTTTGCCAAAACTAAAATATAATCATAAATTTCATTGTCTTTATTCTTATACCACTTATAATACCTCCTAATAGCATGAAAAAGATAATATAAATCATCCTTTGAATCGCCTTCAAACCATCGCCAGGCACCTTGCCACAATGATGGTTCATGTAAATATAGTGTATTCTGGTTTATATTTATTTTAGTTCCTGTAGGGCAAAATCCCAATACCGCCAAACTAATCATCACCTGTAATGGTTCTAATATCATGTCACCCTTTTCCTTATTTCTGTTGTTTTTAAATATCTCTATAGCCAATCCTGCTGCTCTCGTAGCCATAATTTATATATATATATATATGATATCAAATTTCTTTATATAAATGGAAATAGAAACATTATAATATATATAATAAAATGTCTTTTGAAGGCGAATCTATCACCTTTTGTCTTCCTGCCAATAATGTAGTTCTCAAATTTCTACAAATGAAACAACCTGATCAAATAAAGTGTATCGCTTTGGGAACGCGTTTTTTAAATATAGGAGCTAAAACCGTCCAAGGATGGGATAACGAAGAATGGCAGACACGGTTAGAAAAGGAAAAACAAAGGACTGATGATATCATTTCTAACTATAAAAATGATTTACTATCCGTTAAAAATAAGTCTAGAGAATTAGAAAATATTCACCGTAAAGACTTATTAGAGATGTCTACACGAATTAAAGAACAAACTGTTATTTCCTTTCAAAATGAGATTGGCAGATTACATAAACAATTGGAGAGAAATGAAGAAAAAATATCGTCTTTGAATGAAGAAAATCGCAATTCTTTTAAAGAAGCATATGCTATATTTGATAAAAAGGCAATTCAAAGAGAATCCACATGGGAGTTGAAAATACAAACGCTAAGAAAAGAGTATGAAATTAAATTAATGACTGAAAAACAAGAGAAGGAGGCACTCATCGCACGAACACAGAACTCAACCATTATTGGTCAAGATGGTGAAAATTTTACATTATGCGAATTAAATAGACAATTTCCAAAGGCTGAAATAGAAGACACTCATAAACAAACAGGGAGAGGTGATTTCATATTTAAAGAAAATGATTTCAGTATGCTTATTGAAACCAAAAATTACAAGAATAATGTCACCAAACCAGAAATAGAAAAGTTTTATAGAGATATAGATACAAATCATGATATCAAATGCGGCATTTTAATAAGCTTAAAAAGTGGTATATGTTCTAGAGAAGATTTTCATCTTGAAGTTAGAGACAAAAAACCAATCATTTTTCTTCATAATATCTCTAGTAATATGGAGAATCTATCATTGGCTGTTATTCTATTTAAACTAATTTTAGGTACAAATTCAATAGACCTCTCCAAAAAAGAAATAGAAGAGAAATTGAAAAATAGCATTCCTATTATAAAGCGTAACTGGAATAAAATGAGACAACAAATTAAAAAATTTGAACAGGATATGATTGAATGCGTAGCAGATCAAGAAATGCATGTACGTTCTATTTTTGAAATCCTGGGATTAATATATTAAGATATAGTATATGTCGAGATTCAGAGCAGATGCACCTGTATATTACCCCGCTGGGTTACGGCCCTCGGCAGCAGTATATTACCCACACAGACGTTTCCCAATGGATCCAGAATTGGGCGAAATGGCAGCCGTCGCCCTACGTGGTTATAGAAGGCCGAGTGAGGATGAATTAATAATGATGAGTAGAGTCGCTTTAGCGAATCCTCGTCGTGGAAGAGGATCTAGAAAAAGAAAGAGAAAGAGACATCCAAGAAAAAGTAATAAGAAACGCCGCGTCGCAAAAAAAACCAGAGATCGTAGAAAAAAACGCAGGAAAGAAACAAGAAAACGAAAGCGTAGTAAAAGATAGTTAAATACAAATCTATTATATTTAACTATTATGGAAAATAATTTGATTAACAATGCATGGGATTATATCCCTCCTTGTGAAGATTCATATGAAATAAGATTTTTTGATGATGGGAATCAACAGTTCTTAAAATGTAACAATACTTGGGTAAAGTTTGGAAAATGGAAGGGGAAAGTTGCCATATATAATAGACGAGAGCCTGAAATAATTATTAAATCAATAAGTAGCTGGAAAATTAAAAAGGTAAATTAATTATTCATCTTTGATCTGTTTACAAGATTCTTTATATAACCATTTATTTAGTTTTATATCATCCCACGCAAGCATCATAATCATTGCACAATAAGAAGGAATGGTGATTTGACACAACCCCCCATCACATTTATTAACAAGCGTATGAACATATTTTCCATGCCACGCCCAGTTGATTAAACAACAAGTCATATAAATATATAATGAAGCCTTTGCCATTATTATCCCTATCCTTTTACTATCATGTAAAAATCTTACCCCTAGCAAAAGATTTACTATAAATGCAAAACAACTGAAACAAGCATATATTACCATACAACGTACTATATTGTCTTCTTCGTAATTGTTATTAATAGATATAATATTGAATATACATACAATTGTATGGTGTATTTTTGTAGTCATGTCCATTTTCCTTACCAGTGTAAGTGAAACACCATCCGGGATAGCATAAATTATTCCAATATTTTTAATTAAATTATTATTCCAGTGATCTAAACACATTGTTTGATATAATACCATCGCTGCAAATGGTGTAATGGTTCCCAATAATAACGATTTTAAAATATTACTCACAATATAAAATTGTTTATTCTTATCAAGATTCCGATACTTGTTATTTGTTTTTTTCAACATGTTATCTACAATAAAGTAGGTGATATACAAAATACAAAATCCAATACTATATATTATATAGTGGTGCTCACTATAGATAATATTAGAGACCATTATATAATATATTGAGATATTAAATGTTTGCAAATTTGGTAAGGAGACAGCGAACCGGTAAGCCAATAAGAATTAAAAAACTAATTCCGCTTAGAAAAACAAAGTATAAATGTTCGGTATGTGATGATTATATATATGGAATTATCATTGATATATTTGAAGATATGGATGTATGGGGCTTCCGATATCATTACTTTTTACCTTGGATAAAATGTCATAAGTGTCAACAACCATTGTCTTCGGTCCGGTAGTCATCTTTAGGAAATAATCATTTTTTTTAATCACTTCAAGGATGGAGTACAGATAAAAGTTGATTCCTTGACATTTTATCAAGGCGTATATATAATTCTTCTGGTTTTAAATCTTCCGTTGTAGATATTTTTAATTTGGTATAGATCTTTTTCTTAAAATTCATATCGTTCATCATTTTATATCTAATACTTACCTTCAAACGTCTTTTAGATTCCTGTTCTATTGATTTTTTGAGCTTTACATGTCTCATAGAAAATTCCTTAACCGTGCCTCCGTTATCAAGGTAATGAATCGCGTATATATCTGATGGCGCAATAGTCTCAATATTCTGCATCTATATAATTATAATTATTATTATATTTTTATATAATAAGAATGTCATATGATTATTTATTCAAATACATCTTTGTAGGGGAAACCGGTGCAGGAAAAACTTCATTTGCAGACCGATTAGTAAACAACGAATTTCACTATCATCATGAAACAACCATCGGGGTAGATTTTCGTTGTAAAATGAACACACTACATGATAACGTGGTTATAAAATCTCATATATGGGATACGGCTGGACAAGAGAAATTTTCTTCAATAATCACTAGTTATTATAAAGGAATCGCCGGAGCCATTATTGTTTATGATGTTGGTAAAAGACAATCCTTTCGGAGAGTGGATTTTTGGAGAAAGGAACTAGAACGCAATAGACATTCTCCTAATGATCCAATGGTTATTTTACTTGTTGCAAACAAGACAGATAAAATGAGTCGCGTTATATCGGAAGAGGAGGGGAAACAATATGCCATGGATCACGGTTTATTATTTGCTGAAGTTAGTTGCAAAGAGAATAAAAATGTGGAACAAGCATATGAATGGCTCATCATGGAGACTTATGAAAGAATGAATAAAGAAAATCCTGGTTGCGGGATCAAACGTTCTATTGCTTTCGAAGAAGCCGAAATGAATATATCACAAAATGGAAAAGGAAGAGATTGTCCTAGAAATTGTTGCGTTATTGTTTAATATTGATATAATCTCTCTAAAATTAATGAAAATGATATTTCACCACAATTTAAATCTACAGAATAACCCTTGTCATCCAATAATCGTATACGCAACTTTTCAATTGTGGTAGGACCAAAATATTTCCGCCCCGATTCTATACCAGGACCTGGTGTAATCACAGGCACTTGTGGATTTGTTAAAATTCTTTGTATCGGAAATCTAAATAATATATTGGAAGATTGTGGCGCATAATACTGATTTACACAACTATTTTTCTGAGTACCTCTGATTTCTCTTGCTGTGTATTTCTGCGCTTTTGTTAATGTATCTTTACCACGAATAGCAATTGGATTTGCAGGCGTCCCTTTCCTACATGATCTTTTGAATTTCTCATAAAATGGTTTTTTTCTTCCACCACATTCCTTTGAATAAGTTGTTTTATATAGTTCTTGTTCCCACGTTGAACCCGTGGCTCCAGGTGAACCTGATTCAGCTAAGGGTCCGACATCGAGGGATTCATTCAAAAATGCTGCTGTAAATTTTATATGTTCTGACTCCATATCCTCTGTATTTCCGGGATCGGGAAATCGTTGTATGTTATTTGAAGGATCGCAAATAGGATAAATTTGCGAAACTTCTTTCGCGTATGAAGGTATTTTAAAATTCTCTGTACACGATGGCATAGACATTGTACCCATATTACCAGTATTTCTATTTCTATTAAAATCATCTACCTCCAGAATTAGATATTTTGTACCAAATTCATCCCAAATACACGTTCCAAAAGTTCCAAAATAAGTATTATCTGACGTCAGACTTACTAAATTAAAGGAGACATCCGCAACTGGATTTGTTGGTGAAAATGTCGGCACTAATTTAGATTCAGCCTCCCGAAAACCCAATGTCCATCCAAGCGTTGAATTAATCTTTTTCCCAATATTTTTATCAGAACAGACATATTCTTTCTTTTCTCGTTTTACCTCACGTTCGTTGGGTCCAGTAGGCCCTGTAGGTCCACTAATTATATCTTCATCATATACTGCCTTGGTACATGTGGGTATACAACTCTTACAATTTCCACAGCTATTTCTTTCAAACCATTTTATAGATATATCACCGGGTGGTGACACTGTCGGCGGCGTTGGACTGGTTGCTCCCTCAATCTTAGTACCCCAAAAAATATAAACTTTCTGATTGCTTGCATTTACAATGATCTGTGGTCGCGGACCATTGTACGGCAAGGACCCCAGTGGCACTGGTAGCGACACATAACCATTAAGTAAAACCGTATTCATTATTGATTGTAGACCAGGTGCATCATAATTTCCTTCTGGTATCTTAAGACAAATATGTCCATAGTCTTTTATATGAAGTTCAAAAGTCGTATTCCCGTATTTATCAGAGAATGTATAATATCCGGCCATGGGAACTTCAATACTTCCTACTGTCATTGCCAATACATTTGTAATTGGATTGGCTAATGCAAAAGTAAAATCCGTTGAACTATCGGTTTGTGATATAGTATTATTTACATCAAATATTGCACCTGGGCATGATGCACTAGCAGTTCCTGTTGGCAATATTTCTCTATATTGACTATCCACATTGATCCATGTTAAAAATACATTTTTTAATGTTGGGTTTAAATTTCCTTGTAAAGCGGGGATATTCGCATATGTATTTGGTACCATTAGTCTTTTTTGGAATTGGATAGCATGAACTCCGTCGGTATCAAGTAATTTTATATTATCGCTTCTTAGTGGCATAACGGCGTCCGTCGCCAAATCGCGCGGACCACCCACTTTTACATACCTATTTCTTAATACATTAGTAGCCGCTATTTCATTCGGTGGATTGATATAATCTGACGCCTGTACTTTTATATTATTTGCCTTTTCTACTACATTCTGGATTTCCGATTTAATTGCATTGCGCGATTCTTCAAAATCATCCAATATATTATCTACTTTACCTAATATCCCTTCTATTTGGTTAAAATTTGATAGCAATTTATTCATAGCCTTTGAAAAAAACTCCACATATTTTGACTCTCCCAGTTCCTTATACTTTTCAATAAATTCTCCTGCTATTCCCATAATGGTTTCTTTTTGTAGTGGTGAATCAATACCAAAAATCGTTAATAACTCTTCTATATTGTATTTTTCAATATCAAAATCTGGTTCTTCGTTCATTATATACTAATTGTATTTTATATTCAATAAAAAATACAAACTAATTATTTAACGCCGCCTTTTTCTTGTTCTACGTCTTCTTTTTTTTTTGCGTTTATGGGTTTTTCTACGCTTTTTCTTGTGCTTTGTGCGTCGGCGCTTTTTTCTTAGTGCTCTTTTTCTTGTACGTTTTCTACGACGTTTTCTACCACCATTAGTATATTGTTTCAGCAAAGCTAGTACCTCTTGCTTTTTCACTGGACCTTGCAGTTCCTGGGTCAGTCTAGCTACACTTGTTGTAGATTCGCGCACAGGATTTTTGTCTGAAGCCTCCCTGGCTGCTTGAATTATTTGTTGAGTAAAACGAGTTGAGTATGCAAAAGTATTAACACCAAAAAGGGGATCATTATAAAAACAAAAATACATTTTATAACCTTGATCTTCCCAACCCAATCTTTGTAGAGCTTTAACTATTCTTGAAGTTGCAAGGGTATTAGTATTAAACATGGGGATATCACGTAATGTTAATACTCTTGCGGCTTGCTGTTGTGTTGTTTGAGCATTAAATCCAGAAATTGAAAGAAGTTTTAGAAATTCTAGCCAGGGAGTATGTTGATATGCGGCAGCATCTTCCGACAAACGCGGGAATCTCTGTACCATATTATTTAATTTTCTAAGTTGTTCCTTTTCTTCGTCGTTGACCATTTCTTCACAACCTTTGCGAAATCTGTATGAAAACTTTCTAAAATAGAATTGAATGACATACACTAAGGCTGATAACTTACATCCTTTATATATATCAGGGAATCCCGATTGCCTCGTATCTCGTGCAATCCTATGTACTAGATCCATCATATTCATTCCTGCTCCTCTACCTGCTGCCTTGTTTGCACAGAGTCCCTCAATATATAACATTGGTTCATCTTTTAAATATGCTAGTAATTGTTCAAAATATTCAGAATCAGGGTATGCATCCTGTTGTCTTTTTCTAGCAATCGCTGGAAAAATCCCGTTGGTAACTCTTGTCAAATCTCTTAAAACTACAAAACCGTGTGTAGCTACAGGAGTTTTATCACTTCTTTTTTTTATATCAGAAACGGTAGATCCCATGGAGCTCTCATCACGCTGCGTTTGGATCAATATTACATAATTGATTGTATATCTCATCTTATCTTCATCAAAGAAACCCGGTCCTATTACACTGCCACACGCGTATCCGATATTTCCCCCCGCCATTCTTACTTGTGTACAAGCCAAATCATATTCAGATTGGGTGGTACTAATCTTTACGCCAGCATTACTAACTTGAACTAGCAATCTTTTTAAATTATCATCATTTTCGGTGGTCCTTGGATTTACAAAAAAATGGAGTACCTCTGCTGCTGCTGCTGCTGCTGCTGCTGCTGCTGCTGCTGCTGCTGCTGCTGCTGCTGCTGCTGTCTTCTGTCTCTTCTCCCGTCTCTCTTTTTCTCCTTTTGATATTGGATCCACTGCTTTTCTTTTACTCATTGTATATATAAAATGAAGATAATAAAATTGATACGAATATTATCTAATCTATTGTAGTTATAACAACAAAGCTACTAGTATGAGTGATTCTGACAACAATGTTTGCAATATTTGCTGTGAGGACTACAACCGATCAACCAGAAATAAACATCAATGTCCCTCTTGTTCGTATGATACATGTCGTACATGTATCCGAACCTATCTCTTAGGTTGCAATGATGATCCTCATTGTCTAAAGTGTAAAAATCGCTGGGAGCTAGATACTCTTATTGTAGCAACGGGTAGAACATGGGTAAATAACCAATATAAAGAACATAAAAAACAGGTTTTATTTGAACATGAACAGAGTCGGTTGCCAGATACCATGCCAGCTGTAGAAAATTACAAAATATGTCAAGATTTAGATGAAATTGGTGCTTCACTTCAAGATCAAATCAAAGAATTACGGAGAAAAGCATGGGAACTCAAAATATCGCAAAATCGCATATATGCAGAACTTCATCAAAGACGCAATGGCGGTGGTCCTAAAGAAAAACGGAAATTTATGAAAGCTTGTCCAGCAGAAGGTTGTCGAGGCTTCCTTTCTACGCAGTGGAAATGTGGTCTTTGTAATACAAATGTTTGTTCAAAATGTTTCATAATCAAACCTACGGATGAAGCTGGCGAAATTATAGATCATGAATGTGATGAAAATGATCTTAAATCCGCCGAAATGATCAAAAGTACAACTAAAAATTGTCCATGTTGTGCTGCCGCGGTATTCAAAATAGAAGGGTGTGATCAAATGTGGTGCACACAGTGTCACACCGCGTTTAGTTGGAGAACCGGTATGAAAGTGAACGGAGTTGTTCATAATCCTCACTTTTATGCCTGGCAAAATTCAGGTGGCGGTGCGGCCCGAGCAAATGTACCTGGCGCCGTGATGTGTGGGGGGCTCCCTCATCTTTATACATTCAGAACTTTGATTTGTAATAAACTTAATTCTCCTTATGCATTCCGGAATAGACAAAGTGGTAAATTTTCAGATGATGAAATTATTGCACGGCGTACAGTAGATCTACACAGAGCATGTGCACACTTTGCTCACGTAGAATTAGATAGAGTAAGGCGTATATGTAATGGCGCACAAGACAATGAAAAACTAAGAATTAAGTATATTCTTAATGAAATCAATGAATGCGAAATGAAATCAACCATTATGAAAAGAGAAAAAAAACGCAACAAAGCTCAAGCGATGTTGCAAATTTATGAACTTGTTAATACCGTATTTACAGAGAGTATTCGCGATATTTCGCAATCATTGAGTAATGAAGGAAACGATGAACATCCTGTTAACATTATCATTAGAAATTTTGAACGATGTGAAGCTCTTAGAAAATATGCAAACAAAGAATTATCAAAAATTAGTGTTGTTTATTCTCAAACTGTTGCTTATATTAAACCAGACTATTATACAGATAGTCGGAAATATAAGACATCAGATCTTAAATAGAGATTGGAAGAATGTTTTAAGTATAACAATTGTTGGTTTATCAAAATTTTTCCAATTAATTGTTGTAATTCCTTGTCCACGTTTATAATGTCGACATCCTGTAAATACTATGTGCTCTAGTAAATTCATCATTTTGGGAGAATTAATTTTTTTTTTATCGATGCGATACTGACTATTATAAATATATCGGTTATAATTAATATCGGATTTGTAAATACATATACGACGTTCTGAATTAATATAATTTCTAATTAATCCAATTCCTTCAATAGTATTAGTGTCGTTATTCATTTCCAATACATAAATCAAGGCATTGGATGGAATAATTTTTGTCGTTTTCTTAGTGACGCCATAAATACATCCTTCCCAATTGTGTTTATCACGCCATATTTTGTTTTCATCAAAGGTCTCTTTTGAAAATCTAGTAGTTCCTATATAAAATTTCTCTCCAGAATATGCCATTATTACATACTACTATCGTTATTAGCATGATTTCAATTTTTCATAGACTTTGATTAGGAGAATATCAGAATTGGAGGTATTGCTTTTTTGTAAATTTATCTATATATTTAACTTCTGTACTAGTAAAACCAAAAAAATCGGCAATTGTTTTATCTGTAATACTCTTTGGAAAATCTTGTAATTTTGTTATATCTGGAATAAATTCAAACGCATAACGTTCCAAATATTTCATTCTATATCTTGTAGATTCAAATACTACAAATGCAAGTTTCGTTGTTAAGAATTCCTTTATTATTAATAATTCTTTTGGAGAATACTTTTCAATTATATAATTATCTCTATTGGAAATTCCATATCCCACTATATCGTAATATGGGAAGCCATACATTTTATGTGCCATTACTAATTTAGGTTTGACATCAGCAAAAGTACATTTTTTATTTGAATAATTAATAACTAATTCTGGTTGCAGTTTATTTAAAATACAGGTTGTAATATTTGAAAAAGGGTGTGTGTTTTTATCATAATTTTTATTCACAGATAATCCTTTGTAGCCGGGTCGCATACTTGTCTTAATTACCTGAAGACATCCAACCTTTTTAACATATTTATCAAGCTTTTGGATAATTTTTGGAGAGATTAATGGTATAGAATCTAACCCTTCGCAAGAAACATAATTTCTTGAACAAGAATCAAATACTTTTACACCTCTACTCTTATTCAAATCGTTGTTGAATGAAAAGTAAGTGGTTGGTGTTTGGGCTTGATTATGAAATATCCTATTGGTTTCGGTATTTGTCATACAGTGCAGTTTTTCAAAACACCCTCTCTCTAAAAGATAATTATGAAATTTATGATCCCGTTTTAACCATATAGAAGGGGTTATCATTGCCAACCACCCACCTTTTCTAAGATTGTTAATTGAGTTTTTAATAAAATCTACCCATATTGCAAAACCATCTTCTCTTTTTGATACTAACTTATTTGTAGGTACCTTTTTCAATCCATCCGAATTAAATGGAGGGTTACCAATAATAATATCAAATTTCATAGAATCCAGATCTAGAAAGTCCACATTGGCAATATTTGCATTTTTTCCAAAAGTCTCATATAAATTATCTATATGTTCAGAATTGAGCTCTACCATAAATATCATGTTTTCTATTATATGTCGGTGCCTTTTTTTTGGTTCTTTTATTTCAGTTTTAAGAAACGAAAACAATCTCTTATAAAGAATCATTGTAAAATATCCTTTCCCTGCGCATGGATCCAACCACTTTAACTCTGGCATTGAAAAAAGTTCGGTAGGAAGTAGGTCTAATATTTTATTAACAAGTATAAAATCCGTATTTACCTCTCCATATTTTTCCTTATTTCCTACCGTACATGCAAAATCCTGTTTAAAGGTTTCTATATTTTGCAAATATATTGACATATATTCTATGTTTTCATGTAAAAATATAGAATATAACGCTTATATATGAATAACTGGTACAAGAAATTAAAAAAGGCACCATGGTCTCCTCCTAATTATTTATTTGGAATTGTATGGCCAATTCTATATACAATGATGAGCGTTGCGTTTTTCTTGGTATGGAAAAGCAATGCATGTTTTCCATATTGTTCAGCGCTAACAACTTTTTTTATCCAGCTTGCGTTTAATCTCTCCTGGACAACCATATTTTTCTATTATAAAATGCCAAAAGTTGCATTATTAGACCTACTATTAATACTATTCTTCTCATTTAAAACATATACATCTTTTTTAAAAGTTAACACGACTGCAGCTTATCTTTTGATACCTTATCTGGCATGGCTTCTACTTGCTTTTTCTTTGAATTTATACATTGTACTTTATAATTAATTACCATAGGTATATATGACTTAATATTTTCGCATTGTATCTTCCATCACTTTTTCGGAATTCTTTTCTAACGGCTTTATCTTTTGTGGGAATACCAGAAAATCTATTAAAGTAGTTTCTTCGTCTTTTCTTATCACCATGATTCTTTTTAGCATATAGTTGCAAGGGTGCTGAATCTTTGTATTGCTCATAATCAATGGCTCCGAAACTAATTTTGTACTTATCGTTGGATTTCATATCCATAATTATCGCAGTATATTTTTTCCCTTTGGTAGTTGGATGGATTATCTCAATCAATCTTTCATTCATCTCTACACCGTATCGTTTTCTTTTCCCTCCTTTGAATTTTCGTACTCTCTTTGTCCGTCTCTTTTCAACCCGTGCCCTTTTTATTTCCTTTCTTGTTAATTCATTAAATGTTTTCGGCGTTCTTTTAGTTATTCTCCGCGTCGGCCTGTATACATCACTTTTATATTTATAACCTATTTCACCACGTTGATTTCGCCAATTCTCTTCAAACCAACGACTTAACCCATGTTTCCTTGTTTTTCTTCCTTTATATGGAGATTTGTTACCATGTTTTTTCTTAAAAGCTATTTTATATTCCTTAACAACGATACCGCTTCTATATGCGCTATGTTTTGGTATTTTTTTGTATATTTTATTCTTAATCCCTTTGTACAATTTCAAGTCTGTTGGCAATGATTTCATATATATAAATATGAGATTATTATGATGATTTATTAGAGAAATTTGTATACAACTTTTGATTAATCGCAAAGTTAACATTGCCACCATTATTATCATAACTTACCATATAATTTTGTTTTGTATTGTTTCCAAATCCAAGATTCCTCGTGCCACAACTTCCCGAAGATAGTTGTACGGAATATGGTTTTTTATGTAAATCTTTCAATACCCAAACACCATAACCATTTGCTTGATTTCGTCTTAAATCAGAACTGAATTTCCCACTAGCTGTGCCATTCTCTGATGGAAATATACATGCGGCATTTGTCGCCATCGATGGCAAGATACCAGCATTAGCACCAGTGGAACCTGTGAGCCCTTGATGGGTATATAAATCTTTTAATCCACCCCATCGTAATTCCCCCTGATTCTGCCAACCCATTAATGACAATGGTGCTAAACCACTACCAAGTAATTTTTGAAAAAAAGCCCCTAATTCCCCTTGACTTAAAAAAGCAATTCCGCCACCCCATGGTAAAATGCCAGACTCTGTTCGTTTTCCTGGTTTTTTCCCAGCAAAAATATTTAAATTAATAATCCATAAATGGGTATTAAAGTTTGGATTTTTTTTTAACCAAGAGCTGGGCACTTTAAATGTCCTATCCAAGGGTAGCGGCGTCGGTAGTGGTGGAAAGTTAAAGCCTCCTGGAATTGTCTTTCTCTCTAGTAGATTACCACCGCTGCAATATTTCCCCTGCTCAAAGTAGGGAAGAGCTGTCGGGGGATTTGCGACGTACCCGGTATCGCCCATCCACTGCAAAGCTTCTGCTGATACAGGCATGTAGTAATGCGGAGCACTCCCGCTGCCCACCCCCGTATACAATTCCGCGTGTGCTAATGTCTCTACATTAGCAGCAGTAACTCCACCGGTCGTATTCACTCCATAAGTAGTATTTTGTCCAATAGGACAAGCCCCCGTTATCCCAACGCATGTTATACATGGGAATTTTGATAATTCGTTTATATATTTACTACCTGAAAATACAGCAGGATATTCAACCAACCCAGCTTGTCCAATGTTAGCCGCATATCCCGTTCCTCCTCCGCTCATATAAAACAAATCGCCTGTGGAACCTCTCATATGATATCCGCCCACTTTCAAATCTAAACCCCGTGGTCCATTCTTTCTTCCTCTCCACGTTGTTCCATTTACGGCACCCAAATATGAACCATTATTGAACTGCGAACTTACCAAATATTCAGTGGCGGGAAGTTGCTCAGGTGGGTAAATACCTCCAAAAAATGTTTTTACAATAACTCTAAAAATCTTTTTGTCAGGGTCTATACAACATACATTATCAACCATTCCTGCACCTGAAAACCATTGAAACGCCCATGATACTGTCAACAAATATTTTTTTAAATGTGTTGCTACATCAGATAGTATGGATTCTTTTGATTTATGGGAACTTGTTGGACCCCCACCAGCAGCGATTATTTGATTAATAATTTCAAGGAAACTAATATTATACTCGGTATCCACAGGTATAACACCCCAAGCATTTATAAAATTTTCAAAAGAAAAATTCTGTAGTTGCGATATATTACTATGGATATCAAGTATAGAACATGCTCCCGATATTGCTAAATCGCCTCGTTTTGGAAGCCTAATCTCATTACCGCAACAATCTACAGTTCCTGAGTATTTACAAGGCAATGCTTGTCCAGTTACACCCCCAATATAACCCGAACAACCATTTAAATCATAATGTGTCCCTGTAGGATCAAAAATTTGTCCTTGAACAATCGCATATGAACTACTTTTTGTATGATCAAGATATTTTAATGGACCCTGTCCAGGTTCTAACTGTTCGGGGCAAAAATCTGTTCCAAATAAAGAATTATCAGGATCAATTACTGTTTTACTTAAAGGATAAAAAGCGCTATTTCCAGACGGATCGCCGTTTGGAATTGTAGGTGTTTTCCACAACCAGTCTTCTCTTGGTTCATAACCAAAAACATTATTCCATGGTGGAGACCCAGATAGATTTGCAACAAGACCACTTTCCCAGCTTTCCATTACTCTGAATCCGCTCAAAGGATTACAACCTAATGTACTATTTATACCTGACGCTTTAAAAGCATTGAATATACTGTCATTACCGAGGGTTAATTTAACAGGACTCGTGTCCAAATAATTCGTTTTTGGACAGTTATATAATCCTCGTTGTAAATTTTGTCCTATTCCGCCATCCCTTTCTAAATTTGGCTGGTGGTTGCATTTTTTAGTATATGCTCCATCTGCACATAATGAATATCCGCGTTGAATTAAATTTTTCGTATTAAAACTTCTCGTATTTCTAAGAAGCCCGTTACTATAGAATCCAACTTTACCATTATAATTTTTGCACTTATTTCTTATAGAGGATTGTTGGAATGTACGTGTATTTGCTTTAAAAAGTGTTTTTGCATTCATATTTTTGGTTCTTTCAGAACTTGATAATTTGGGTCTATTATTATTAAAACAATTCATTTATATATAAATAATTATATTTAAATCAATCATATAGACATATTAGATTTATAGCAGCTGACCAATCCATATTATTTAAATCTAAAATTCTACCCATTTCATCCGTTATTTGAAGTTCTAGGCGCGATATATCTACTGGGCCAAAATAAATCCTTTTTCTTATTGAATTATCATTATTTACATTATTTGTCAAAGAAATACCACTCCCGAAATCCGCATTCGCCACTGCATTTGTACTTACTCTTGCTAATATATTGGTCCTACCCAACGATTCGTTATAGGCAGGTATACAAAAATTATTTACATTTTTGTTATAATCATTTACAATCAAATAAATATACTTTACACCCCATCCATCATAACAACCTTCAGAAACATATGCAGTTGATCCCTTATAAAAACCCAATCTATATCCGAGAACCCAACCATAATTGCTAACTATGCCACCATTATTTCGGAGATCTAACGGTGGTTCAATATCAATTCCTCCGGAATATCTCGATGATACACTTGTTTCAGGCTCTCCTATAAATGAAGTAGAACCTCTTCCCCCCGAACTTCTATTAAAGAATAAACTTAACCATGAATCACAGTCGGGATTGTTTATTGCTTCAAATAATATGTCTGCGGTTAGTCCAGGAGCATACGCAAATTTTATATAGTTACTAAAGGCCGGGTCTGTATTATTCGGAAAATATATTAGATTTCCAGAGACATCTTTTCCACAAACAGGATTCCATGTGGCATTTCCTTTTACATATGAAATCACTGTTCGTAACGAAACATCGTCAATAGAAGCTTGGGGGAGCGCGGTAGAGCCGAATATGAATTTCATTAAATGACCTTGTGGGATCCATGCTTTTGTTGTACCAGTACTTCCATCACAAAAATCAAATGGTGGGGGTGAAGATGGTGGTAAATCGTAATATGCACCCAATTGTTCAAATAAATATACTATTGACATTTTAGATTGCAATGATATTGCAAATTGTTCATTTATTTCACGCATCATTTGTGCTCTTTGGTAATTTCCATCTGGTATTGATATATAATACCATAACTGTATTGGTGTAAAATTTTCAATTATAGAAGAAGATTGAACATCTGTCGTCGGTACATGAGAGACCGGTACTCCGGTGGCGGGTGTTCCATCGGGACATTTTTTCAAACATGGATCGTCGGGATATGTAAATACAACTGTTTCACCATCAAGTAAACTCGTACCCGTCAAACATGTTCCTGTATTATCATATAAAAGAATTTCGGATGAAGCCATTGGGGTAGAGTCCGGCGTTTGTTGAGTATTTGTCAAAACAGAAGTCAATAGTGTTCTAACAGGATCGGACCACTTAATCCAAAAAAAATTATTTCCTAGTGATTTAGAAATTTGGAAATATGTAGTGGGAAATTCTAATGCAGATAACTCCATAGATACCACATTTTTAACAACCGTCGGTAATGTAGTTTTATAATTGGTACTTAATGTTGTATAATAGTTATCTCTAAATCTTGAATCAATGCAAAGCAACTTATGCAATGTATTTTTATCAACCTTATCATCCGTAGTTTCATCTCTCGGCACTGCATTTATTTTCTCAACCACATCATGAATTCTTTTTGGAACGGGATGATTATAGTTACCCACAAGTTCATCTGTAGGTGTATTTACAAACTCTTCCTTTTTAATTTTAATAAGGATTGCTTTGCTAGCTTGCAAAAATGTACTTATCCCTTTTTTCTTTTCATTTGAAACATTTGGATCCATTAATAATTTTTCTCTCAATATGTTTTCATTATTTACTATATCTTCAAGTGTGTAAGGATCAATAAGATTCAGTAAATCCTTTAACTCATTGATATTATAATCTTTTACTTGTAGATTAAAATTTGACATATAGTATATATATTTAATAGTAAAATATTTATACTATATTAGCAAATATAGACTTTCCTTTCTCTAAACACCAGAATTGTATGGCTAAACATGGAAATATTCTTATATATGTTGGCATTAATCCCTGATATAAACCACGTATCCCGCTATTCCTAACGATTGTTTTAAATCCATCTATTATTCCATCATAATTTGGAACCTCCCTACTAAACCCGGACATTTGAAAATGCCTCCGTAATAAATCTGTAGGATAGGTTATTGATATTGATGACATCCCAGCAAGCCCGCCCGCCATTAATTTGCTAGATGTAGGATCAATTATATTCCCAAGTATATCAGAATAAAGGTTAAAAAACATAAAATTAAATGCACTAAACGGTCCGAATCCCAGAGTACTTATACCCACACCACGATAAAGTTGGCCTAGACTTAGTTTCTTCACTACTTCCAATGGATTTGAATAATGCGATTTATTCATTTGTAAAGATAACCTTGTTCTTATCGTTTCTAATGGGTAAACAATTATCATCGCCCCGATTCCAGCAACCCCCCCGCTATAAAAATGTCGAAGTTTGTCATTCTGAATATCCATAAAAAGTTCTGTTTTACATGTTTCATAAAATGCATAATTAAGAGCAAACTGTGGAAAAACTCTTAAGCTATTTGTCATATTTCCTTTCCAAAGATATCTTATACCTTCCTTTTTTATTACATTTCTTATTGTGGCATTTTTCAAATAGTTATTCTGTCTTTGAATCTTATATAATTCTAAAGGTGCTGTTATAGTTCTTGATATTATACCAGCGGTTCCTCCTATTATCAAATTTTCTATCATATAATTACTATTGACCCCATAGATTTAATATTTTTTCCTTCTGATTTATTTCTAAATCAGACATAATATACCATTTCTTCTTTTTTGGATCCCATTTTGTTCCTAGTTTTTTACCCTTGTTCTTTTCATCAAAGGGTAAATTTAAATATACCTTTTTCGGTTTTGAATTATAACTACATTCTGTTTGTCCAATAGCCAAATTTGCCAAAAGATCAGCACCTTCGTTGCCAAGACTATGTTGATCCTCTTTACCAGTGTGTGCTGCAATATAATGAAATAAAACATTTGGACAATTTTTAAAAGTATAATATGCCTCCTTTACCAATTCCACATTTGGAATTGGTTTCTTTTTATTCCAATTAAGTTTTTCTAATTTTTCGCCGTAATCTCTACAACATCTCATTGCATATTCCGAATCAGAATAGATATTTACTGTAAATCCTGCCAATATTTCTCTCTTAAGAATTTCACCCGCCTTTAGTATAGCCTTCACTTCTGCAGTGTTATTTGTTTGTTTACCGATAATTCTTTCACTACAGTTTCTGCAGTCATTTTCAGCAAAATAAACACCCAAACCGGCTTTCGCACCCTTTTGTCCATTACGTGAACATGCTCCATCTGTATATACCGTTACGTCCATTTTATTACTTTATATAATAAAAAAGATTTTAATCAATTTAAAAAAAACCCATGAGGTGGAATTTGTAGCCATTCTTCATAACAATATTCGCTGCAAAAGTGAAAAGAACGTTTGGCCACTCTCGCCCTCCGCTTGATATTTTCAGGCGTAATCTCATTTATACATCCTAAATAACTACAATCTTTAATTATATATTTTTTTTTCATCTCCATCTCTGTAGGTTCACTAATTGATGGTTTTCTTTCTGAATAACATAAATTCATAATATAGGCAAACATATATTATAACTTTATATTATCAAAAGGGCCAAAATTATAAATATTATCATATATGCGAATATTTTCTGATTTATTTTGTGCATTTTCAGTATTTAAACTCGCGATTTCAATCAAAGGTGTTTGTTTTGTTTTTTTATAACAACATAATATATTGCCCATATATGTATTACTATAATAAAACATCCATTCGTGCTTTTTTTATAGTGCCTTTTTTACATTAAAAATAACTTAGATATTGATACCTAATATAAGTAATGAACGTATCAATTAATAATGAAAAAGAAATGTTATTATATGCAAAGAGTGTTAAATATATTACAATTTTCCCCGATAAAACAATGAAACATTATCCTTCACTTAGGAAAATTTCCGAAGATATTTGCGTAGATCACACAACGATATCGAAAAAATTAGCAGAGGAAAATCCATGTATATGTCAATCTCAAAATGGTGGATATTTATTTCTTATTCGGAAATTATAGTTGTTTTTGGAAGCCCCACATCTCTTACCCACAATTCATTTTGACCAGATGTTTTCTTAACTCTTTCAATATGTTTATTTTTTGGTTTTTCATCAATAAGCATTACCGCCATCGCTGAATAATTATGCAAATCAATAAGAGTGTCTCTTAGAGATTCCGTATTTACAAGATTCACACCTTTACTAGTTATACTATTTAGTCGTGAAATTTTATCACCCATACGAACCAATACTCCTACGGGTCCATATGTTGCAAATGAGTCTCCATAATCAGCATTCTTTTTTCTAAAAAGCTCCAAAGCTTCGTTCTGCACACCTTGCATTTGGGCAATACGGTTTGTCATTGAGGTTATGGTTATAGTGTATACATAACCTTTATTTCAATTTTCTCTACCAAATATTAATTATCTTTACAACAACCACATTTACTTGGTACTCCTTGCGTATTATTACCAAGAAGACCCGATACATTTTTACTGTTATTATTTCGTGAACAATTATTATTAATATTGCATTTGAATTGAAATTTACCCATATCCTTGCCTCCGGGTATTCTATTATTACAACAATTTAAATTACAACAATCGCCATTTGAAAGTCCAATGTGAGCGGAAGGACCGAATAATGGGTTGATACCATCGTATTGTGTTGCATATCTTGGATATATTGCAGTATTTGCTATTTTATTTTTATATTCATTTTGACTAGCGATATTATTACATTTAAACGCTGTCCGTGTTCTCCCCAGAAATTTGGTTGGTCCTTTAAATGCGGAGTTTTTATTACAGCCTGCATAATTAGTACAACCCGCTGCCGTTCCAGTGCGATTTCTTGGTTGATGGATGAATGCCGTATTATTTCTAACAAGTGGTGTCATTTCTTTTCTTAATACACCACCCGTACGTCTAGCTAAATATCTCGTATATGATCCATGTTTTTTATCTACGCCGCTCTTATTTTTATTTGCTGTCCTACGTTGCGCAATAGGCAATCTATAGGTTGTTGTCTTACAAGATGTTAAATTACCACAGTTGTTTGTTTTTTGAATTGATGAAATTAAATCACCTGGTCCACCAGCCTGTATTAATGCAAACGGATTCGCACTTTGTCCTACTTGTCTACTAACATTCATGGCTTTGAGCTTTAAAATGCCTAGGGATGACGCCATTCTAACCTGTTTATTGATTCTATTCATGTTGTTTAAATACATGCTTCTAGATTGACATGCTCCTTTTGGACAACTAGTACAATTGGACGAACATGAATTGCATTCTTGGCAATTATTTGAATAATGAAATTTTCCAGAGTCGCACATTATTATATATATTAAGACTAATAAAAAATTGAAATTTATTGTTTTTTTAATGTTATATTAAAACCGATGCATATTTGCTCATGTGGGAAACAATATAAGAGACTTAAATCATTTCAAGAGCATCGTGCTTTATGTGAAATGATTAATTTGGCCTCAGCCAATGAGAATAAAGATCATCTTTTGGATACACCTTCAACATTGGACATGTGGTTAGCAGTAAAGATGTTGATAAATAAAAATACAAAATTAGAGAAAGAGGTCAAAAAGTTACGGGGGTGGGTTTCTACACAAAGAAAAAAACTCAGCGTTATCGACTGGTTAAATGATAATTCTACTCCAGAAATTAGCTACAAAGAGTGGATCTATAGCGTAATGTTGGATCAAGAAGATTTGGAAATGGTATTTGCTCATAACTTCGTTGAAGGTATGTTTCACATTTTGCGCAGACAGTTGCCGATTTGTAGTGATTTGGAGCTACCCATTAAAGCATTTGACCAAAAGATCAATTCATTATTTGTATATAATGATAACAAATGGTCCGTTATGGATCGGGATGATTTCAAAAAAATGATCAGTTCTCTGCATCAAAAACTGCAAAAACAATTTAATATTTACAATAAAAAAAATGAAAGATTGATCAATAATTTCAGCAAAAATGATACATGGTATAAAAATATTAGTAAAGTTATGGGTGGTCCCTTATCTTATGATGTATCTGTTAGTAAAATTAATTTTAAAGTATATAATTATTTGAAATTTAATTTAAGAGCTGTTACAAAATACGAGTTTACGTTTTAACAATTATAAAAGATATTACTAATATTGTAAGCAATTGCTCTGAAAGATTATTAAATTTATTTAAAAGATTATTATTATTTTAAATAAATGTCCCCTATCCTAAAATCGCCCATCACATACATATCATTTATTATATTTTACATGTCATATTTAATCCCCAAAAAATTAGATATATCTGAGTCAATTAGTGTGGCGATACCATCGCTTTTGCATTCATTAACTAGTACATTTACATCTGCAGTGGCTCTAGTTGTTTTTAATAATGATAATTATTATACTTCTTGTTCTATTATGTTGGGTTATTTTTTATCAGATTCAATTCATGCTATACAAAAAATGAATAAACCGGGTAGAAAAGGATTGTTAATGCATCATATTTTTTCAATATCGGGAATATTGCTGCCTCCTAATTATTGGATAATTTATGCTATATTTTTAACAGAGAGTTCTAATGTTTTTGGACAAATTACATATCTATTAATAAAAACTAAGCAGTCTAATAAAGTTATAATGAAAAGCAAACAATATCAATATTGGAGCTTTCTTATAGAAAGAATTTTTCTATTGCCTTTTGTCTTTTTGTTACCAGATGAAAATATTACGAAAACTTCTTCATATTTAATGTATGTTATATTTGCCGCGATATATTCAATGAGTATTTTTTGGATGACAAAAATACATTTTGGTTATTATAAATAAAATTAATTTGAATCTATAATCTAATTAATTTTATTTCTTTCTTTTACGACTTTTTCTTTTGCGTGTTTTGGTATTCTTTACTACCATAAAAAGTCTCTCATCTTTCAACCTTTTCACAGCAATTGTAAATAAATATTTCTTATCATATACAGAGTCTTTTATTTCAAGTAATAATTCAGGACCACGGCGATGCCCTTTAAAAATGAATGGTCCGCGGAATAAAACAGAACCTCTGTCATAATACACCACATCCCCCTTTTTCAAATTTTTATAGTTAGAAGTTGTTAATTCTTTGACTGCTGGACCATATACAGTATCCGAAAAGTTTTGAGCATTCTGACCCCGCGGCGCTCTTCTATATCCCAACCTATCGTTAAATATCGCATTAAATGATCTACCTTGTTTATCTTGTACAACAAGATTTTTTGTTGTAAATGTATTTAATTTGGTATATTCTCCATCACTTTGCAATTGCGGACTTTTATCAGGAAAAATGGAGAGCGAGCTCGGGGGTTTAAATTGTTTTCTACCAAAAGCAATATTTTTCAAACGCGTCTTTGCTCGTTTTTTATATGTCTTCTTTTTTCTTTTTGAACGACGATATTTTGATCTACCTCCTATTTTTCTGCTATGTCGTCTTACAAACCTTTTCCATTTTGAAGAAAATTTCTTTGGCATTATTTATATATAATCATATGATTTTTTTTAAAAGTACAACTTCCTGAATTTTTCAAATGTTTGTATTGGGATACCCAACTCTTTTGCCTCGCTCTTCTTTTTTTCATCTCCGACACTCGCATCTTCTATAAGAAGGGCGAAGGTTTTACTATTTATTGATGTACCTATTTTTGCACCTATGTCTATAAGACGTTTCTTCAAAGTTTTATCCTTCGGTCCTGTCATGACGATACGTTTTCCGTATAACGCATGGTCTTTATCTACTGTTGTTGACCCCTGTTCTTTAAATTTTTTTGTAAGTTTGGCTTCCGTCATGAATTCTATAAAATGTGGTATATGTTTTACAAATGATCTTGCTCTTTTATAGCTCACATTATCAACTTTTGCTATTTGTTCTATCTTTGTTTTTTCATCTTCACTGGATTCAAAGATCTCGGGATATTCATGGATAATATTCCTCAATATCGATGATCCTAGGCCACGTCCAAAGACATTTGATGCGGATGCAACCATGACTAATGATGCCGCGTCTATGGCAGTATGAATATTGGTGTATATCTTATTCGCTGTTTTCTCTTTGAATCCCGGAACTGTCAAAAGATCATCTTTCGTCATTGCCAAGATGGTTGGGACTGTTTTATGTCCAGCTGTAATTAATCTTTTAACATTACCAGGCCCCATTCCACCGATATCCAACTTTTTAAAGAAGAATTCTATATTTTTTTGAAGTACGTCAGGATCATCCTCTAGATCACTCACCGCATCAACCTTACTTTCATTCCAATGCCATGGAATTGATGGCATCTTTGGATTTTCGGAGGGTTGTATCACAGCTTGAATATGCGGTATCACGTCCCCACTACGAACAAGCTGAATAATAGAACCAATGCCTATTTTATTATCTTCAACGAACTTTGCATTGAACGCGGTAACAAATTCAATATCTGCTCCACGAATTCTCACTGGTTCAACTTGTAGTACAGGCTTAAGATATCTATCTTTTGATGATGTCCATATCACATCAATCACCTTTACTTCTGCTACTTGATCACTAAGCACCATTTTAAATGCGAATGCAAAATCTGGATTTTGTGATCTACGTGGATAAATCTTATCATCTACTACTATGACACCATCTATCTCATACCTGTAGTTTTCCCTCCATTTTACCAAAAGTGTAGATAGAAGTTCATTGGAAATACTATCCACTGTTTCGTGGAGTACGGTAATAACCTTATTTTTCTCCAACCACTTCATCTGATCACTCGGTTTAAGACTGGGTTTAATTACTTCATATCCCACAAAATCAATATCCTTCCATTTTTCTACTTCTCTTTTCTTTGAAGATGCTATTACACCACTAACCATATTTCTGGCATTTTTATACTGTGCCGAATATTTCGCATTAAATGTATCTTGTCTGATTACCAATTCGCCTCTTATAGCGATATCTTTAGAAGCTGGTAGTTTCATATATGGAATAATATAGCTTATATCCAACCCGTTTGTTGCGCCACCCCGCGTGTACATTTTTTTCTTACCGTTTTCTGTTGTATATAAAGCCGATATCCCATCAAGCTTGGCAGATATTTCTTTTTTTCCTGGATATTTTTTTAGATATTTCGGCAAGGCACCTGTGTCTGGTTTTATCTTTTCCATTGATCCTAGAAAATATGGTAGAGGGACTTTCTCTTTATTTGTTGGTGCACCAATCTCATGAAAACAAGGGTTTTTTGGATACGTTCTCTGACCATATTCCTTTAAAATATCAAATATATTATCACTCACTATGCTTTCTCCTGTATTGTAATATCTATCAGAAGCAAATCGCATCATTTCACACATGTCATCTTCCGTGAAACCCTTTAAAGCCGAAATTCCTTCTTTTTCAAAGATCTTCCATTTCTTGACAAGATCTCCACTTTTTGGTTTCGGTTTCATAGACTTTGCAACTTTAATAGTAGTTCTTTTTTTAGCTTTTACTTTTTTTGACACCTTTGGTTTTGTGGCCTTTTTTAGAATTTTAGCTGATTCTACCTTGGATTCTCCGACCAACGCAGCACTTTTCCGTATAACATCTCTTCCGTTTTTTCTCTCGGTCGGACCTTTGTATACTAAATCTAGGTAATCAAATATTGATTTTTCACTTTGAAATTCACCTTCTACTCGCTCTCCCTTTTTCTTTTTCTTTCCTTTACCCTCTAATTTGTATAGACCATGTTCATTCATAGTTAAACCCATTTCATTTGCCCGACTTCTTTGAATAACATTAAATGATTTTGATCCGGTAAAGTATAAGATGGCAAAGGCCAGTTCACTTGGCGGAGCATACATAAAATCCAATCTGCGTGCTACTTTATTATCAGGGAGTTTTCCTATTGTCAAACTTTTTGTTGCGCCTTTTGATAACATTTCCAGTAAAATACCGTCATCTTGTAATTGCTTTATGAAATCTTTATAAATCTTTCTTGAACCATCTTTACTTGATATAATAAGATCAATGTCACCCGATTCCTGTTTGCCTCTACGATAAGACCCAACTATTTCAAAAGTATCACCCGGTGATGAAACTTTGTCAAAACTTTTCTGAAAAGCTTTCTCAAATTTTATAATCTCTTCTCGTGGAATACGTTTATTAATATCTTCATAATACTGAAGGCCTATTTTTTGCTTGGCGTTAAGTAAATCTGTTTTTTTTCTAAGATCCGCAATACTAGAAATCTTATCTTTTTCTACCAATTCTTTAGCTTTTTTTGGCCCAACGCCATAAATTTTATAAAACTTATACCTCGGAAGCCCCTTCTCGCGCTCTAATACCGGGACAGTCCCCGTTTCAATATATTGATTTAATTTTATATATATCTTCTTTCCTATTCCTGGAAGATCTTTAATTTGCGTAGGTGACGAAATATCACCCGCGTAACCCATTATTGATTCTGCTGCCTTTTTATAGGCTTGTGATTCAAATACCTTACCTCGTGCTTGATCTAAATCATGCAATTGGTCAAGTAAATCAATAAATTCATCATTTAAAACTCTTTTTACTTTGGCAGATATTTTGGACATTTGTTTTGAGTTATTACTGGATTTTGTAGAAGTCATTTGTTTTACTTTCTTAATTTTAGCCTTTTTATCTTCAATTTTATTCATGATTCTAACTTTAGTACGCTTGAACCTTTTATGTACTTTTATAGTTTTCCTCTTTTGTATCCCTTTTTTCAGGTTTTTTCGAGATTTAACACAATAACCATATTTCTTTAATGTTCTATTTTCATTTACCTCGGTGGCGCATATCCTACCTTTTTTTGTTTTAACACATTCGTTGTGATTTTTCCACTTATACCTAAATGGAAAAATACACGGCCCGCTTTTAACCTTTTTATTTTTTTCGGTTTTACCATTATTATTGATAACTGTACCGTTCATCTATATAATGTTTACTTTTTTTTTACTGAAAAATAATTTGTTAAGAATTTTTTATCAAGAAGTAAATCCAAGTGATTAACGCGCACTTCTTCCTTTTTATTGATTTTTTTTATTGCCGAAATTTTTAATTTCATAAGCTTGGGTTCTGGTAATTCATCTAATGATCTTTCCATTTAATATAAAAAAATATAAAATTAGTATAAGAATGAGTCTATTAAAAGAAGAATTGGTTACTATTAATGGCAATAAGGCTAAATTATCGCAGGTTGGCGGTGTTATAAATTCGAGATACACCAAAAATTTGAATTTCAATCAAATCATTTCTTTACTTGCTATGCCAGCTGCAAAATATGATCTACAACATCGTTTGAAAAGAAAAAGAAAAAAACGAATAACGCGTCGCAAGTTTAGGAAAAGACGACGTGGTGGTAGAAAAACAAGAGGTAAAAAATAATTATACGGCTTTTATAACCTTTTTGAAATCTTCATTGGTTATTTTCTTCTTATTTTCCTTATATTCTTTAACTTTGTATTTATCCATCATATTGAGATAAACCTTTGAGGCATAAAGCAGTGTAAATAAACAATCATCAAATCCTATTGATTCTATATATAACTGCCTGTTTTTCTTAATAAAATTAATAAAATTTATTACATGTCTGGGTTCTTCGGGGAAATATAAAATCATTATAACATGGTTTCTAGTAACTGTACGCCTATAACCCTGAAATTCAAAATCTACATATGAATGCTCGCAACCGTAATTATCTGCAATAAGCATAACTTCATCACGGAGTTTTGTTGGGGACCCTGTGTGCCTCAAATTAAAAGCGATCTCTAAACGATAAGACATGTTTGATTTAGCTAAACATTTTATTTATTTCAAGTTGTTATTTATATTTATCTACATTCATGTAGAAACATTAAATTTTGATTATTAAATGTTAAATTTAATTGCGATTTATAATATTTATATATTTCTATAAATATATTATATAATAATGCCTACGGTTACTACAACTGCTTTGAATGTGAGTGCGATTAATATCGCTAATCAAGCGAATATAGGTCAACAACAACTGGCAAACGTGGTTAATTATTCCAACAATTTCAATAGTACCGATCCAAATCATAGTGGTGCCTTACTTACCCATTGTGGTATTCCTTTGTTTACAAGTAAATTTGCGCCAGCTTTTTTAATAAAAAGAGAGGGCGTAAGTGGTCCTGTGAAGGCTGAGTTAACTATTGACACATGTCCATCAATTAGTTCCCTTAATTGCAATTTTGGACACTCGGGTTCTACAAAAATTGTAATGGGGAAGGGTTGTGATGCCTTAGGGTTGACTGGTTCCGCCCCTTCTATTGCTCTAGGTAATTGCGCATTCGCTGATCAAAATATGCCATTCGCCATTGGAGTCACTGGTTCCTGTAGTGGCCCTGGGACAGCAATCTTGAACAACAATAACTTATGGATAAATGCAAACGGTGATGTGAATATTAAAGATAATCTCAACGTATTTAATAATTTAGGTGTTTCTGGCACTTCTACTTTAGGTCCTATTACAGGTGCTTCCTTGGGTATTACCGGATGCGCTGTTATTTATGGTGATTTAGGTGTTACTGGTACTTCTACTTTAGGTGATATTACCGGCGCTTCTTTGGGTGTTACTGGTACGGCAACTGTCGGAAGCATTGTTTCTGGTGCCATTACAGGTGCTTCCTTGGGTATTACAGGAGGTGCTGTTATTTATGGTGATTTAGGTGTTACTGGTACGGCAACTGTCGGGAGCCTTGTTTCTGGTGCCATTACAGGTGCTTCCTTGGGTATTACCGGAGGTGCTGTTATTTATGGTGATTTAGGTGTTACTGGTACGGCAACTGTCGGAAGTCTTGTTTCTGGTGCCATTACAGGTGCTTCCTTGGGTATTACCGGAGGTGCTGTTATTTATGGTGATTTAGGTGTTACTGGGACGGCAACTGTCGGAAGCCTTGTTTCTGGTGCTATTACAGGTGCTTCCTTGGGTATTACCGGCGGAGCAACAGTTGGGAGCCTTGTTTCTGGTGCCATTACAGGTGCTTCCTTGGGTATTACCGGAGGTGCTGTTATTTATGGTGATTTAGGTGTTACTGGCGGAGCAACTGTTGGAAGCCTTAATCAGATTGGATGTGGACCAAGCTGTTTTGAAGGACCGGTTACTTTTAAGGATATGGTCACATTTAACGGTATAGCAGGATTAACAGCAGGTGGACCTTTGAGTATTAGTGCTATAAAAACCGACTGCATACAAGCTTGCGTTGGAACTTTTAATACGTTATCCACTGACAGTATAATTGTTAAAAGCATGAATAACGGTGGATGCGGTTCTAGCGGCACCAACCTTGTATCATGGGACACGACTAGCGGTACTTTGCAATATATACAAAATTACCTCGGTAGTGGTGGTACTGCGTCACTTTGGGAATATTGTCCACCATGTCCTGGGGCACCAGGTAATACAATGTTAGGTGGAGTTGTTTATGATGGAAATGTGGCAGTTGGAGCAACTTGTGGGACCGTACAACAAATTTGGGATGCAAATGGAAGTACTGCTGGTATTGATGTATTTTATGTAAATGGAAACACAATTATGCATGGAGATTTAGGTGTCACGGGTAGTGCTGTTATTTATGGTGATTTAGGTGTTACTGGTACGGCAACTGTCGGGACCCTTGTTTCTGGTGCCATTACAGGCGCTTCCTTGGGTATTACAGGTAGTGCTGTTATTTATGGTGATTTAGGTGTTACTGGCGGAGCAACAGTTGGAAGCCTTGTTTCTGGTGCCATTACAGGCGCTTCCTTGGGTATTACAGGAGGT